TCTGACTTCATTTGCTCGATTTCCGAGCGTGCGGCCTGGGCATCGTTGATGTTGAAGCCAGACTTCGCGGCAATCGCGCTGTCCTCCATCATGGCCAGACCGACTTTCGCCATGGCCTTCACGAATTGTGGATTGTTGCCGAGCTTGGAGTCATCCAGGAACTTCTTCAGGTCCGAACCTCCAAAAGCTTCCACCGCCTTCATGGCCACCTGAAGGTTCTGGTCATATTTGTCGCCCCACTCCTTCTTGAGCGCGGCTTCCGCCTCCGTGCGGCCTTTTTCCGTCGCTTCGATTTCCATTTTGCGACCAGAAATGGCGAGATTGCCGTATTTCTCCTGAAGCTTCTTGGCCTGCGCGTTGTTGAGTCCGAGTTCGTGAGAAATTTCACGGACGGCCTTGAGTTGATCGCCAATCTCGAAGCCTTCCGGTGCGCCTTCAATCGCCGGAACCTCGTATTTGTCCGGCGCTTCCGGCCTGCCCGCCGCCGTCCAGAAATCGCCCCACTCCTTGTCCGTCCATTTCGGCGTGGGCTTGAGAATTTTGTCGGCTCCGACCAGCGCCTTGGTTTCGATGTAGGACTTGGCCAGCGATGGCACGTCCTGAAAGCTTTTGAGCGATGGATTTCCTCGCAAATCTTCAGGAAGTGTCGCAAGCCACGAAGTCGAGCCTCCAGCGCCTCCGTTCGGGTTGCCATTTCCTCCGGTGTCATCGGCCATTCTCAGAATTTTCATACGCTTGTTCGATTTGTTTGGTCAGTTTCTCTGGGTCCATGTGGATTTGGTTCAACATCGCTATCACTACCTGCCGCTTTCCCTCGTTGACGGCAGAAAGGTAAGGATCGCCAGGCACAAAGGTGGGCGTGGTGACGTAGCTGTTACGGATCAAGCTGTTGAGAATCAACTGGGCTTCAGGATTAAGCCCGTCCGACTTCGCGCCACAGCTCGGACAGACATGTGGGCTATCCTGGTTGGCGAAGATCCGTTTGTATGCGTTCTGAAGCTTTAGCTTTGGGACCAGCGCCTTCCTGATCCTATCGGCAACATCCGCCAGCATCATGCCGGGATGAGCTTGGATTCAGGAAACATCGCCTCCGGGTGGGCTTCCAGCAGGTAATTCCATTCCGGCTTGGCGTCGTTCTTGTAAATCTCAATGAGACGCGCCTTGATCACCTTGCCGATGATGTGAAGGGTGTCGTTATCGAGCCGCACAGCCTGTCCGATGGCAAACTTCGGCTTGGGAACTTCACGTTTTACTGGTGTGGATGTAACGGTCATATCGCAATGTTTCCTGCTTGTTGGGCTTGGCTAAGGTTCAGAACCGACTTGCTCAAAGGTTCAGCCGTCTCCGCTGCGGTGGCGAGCGCCTGTTGCTGCTTTCTCTCCGCTCGAATCTCGGCAATCTCATCCGGTGAACGCAGCACGCGCCGAGTCACGCCAATCAGGTAGGCGGACTCTTGAGCCAGCGCATCCGGGTTGATCGCATCCATGATGGTGGGATCAGTCTGCGCCATCGGAGTTATGTTCTGGATGTACTTGTTCAACGCCACGAGCTTGTTTCCCATCTGCGCACGAGCGGCAGCGGAGATGTAGCCCACCTTCAATGTGCGCTTCTGTAACGCTGGTGGCGCGGGCGGAAAGCGGTTGGACTTGTGCATCAGCTCGTAGGTGCGCTCGATGGACGGACCAAGCATTTCCTGCTGCAACCGTCCAAGCGCGGGAGCCATCATGCGAAGCTGTTGCTCCACCAACTCGGAAATCTCATAGGCGGTCTGCCGCTCCTTCTTCGGCATTAGCTTCACCCAGTCTGCGTAGAAGGCGCGACGGATGGATTCACGCTTCTGATCGCTCTTGGCCTCCGTCTCCTGCAAGCGTCCCTTGAATTCGAGCGTCTGCACTTCACCCGCCTGCGGCTCCTTGAAGTTTATGGACCCCGGCGCAGTGGCGAACGGAAGCATGAACCCGTCGCTCTCCAGAATCAGCGGTGGATCACACGCCTTCTGGTACGCCTTAATCATCGTGTATTCCATTCGGTTCAACATGCGGATGTCCGGCAGACAGTTCAGCGCCGGTCCACGTCCGTAATGTTCCCCGGCTACCTTGCTCCAGCGAGCGACGTGGTATGGAAACGAATCATAACCGGATTCCCTGAGGATCTTTCCGTTCTTGTCCTTCAGCACCCAGCAGGAGGCGAATCGTTTGTTGCCCGCGTCGTACTTGGTGGTATCGCGATTTGCGCGAGGATAGACGCCGTGGATTATTTCCCACTGCTTGCGCTTGTCTTTCTTTTGCTCGTCGGTAAGGGCGTCGTCTCCGAACTGGCCGAGGACTTGATCGGTGGTGTACTTGAGGCAGCGATAGAGCCTGTTGACGCGGCCCTGGAAGTCTTCGGCCCAGAAGCAGGAAGCAACCGGGTGTGCGCGGAAGACAAGCGTGTCGCGCTCGGCTTCCTGGTTGAGGATGCAGTTGCCGAAAGACGGGATGTCGAGGTAGCATTCATGGAGAGAGGAGGTGTGTTGGGTGTGGCTTTTGGCGTACTCCGCGTAAATCAAATCAGAAACCATCTCCAGCCACAGCACCACATCAGGATCACGATCTACTTCATCATCCGTGTCCTCCACTTCGAGGTTGAACCAACGCTCAGTGGGGCTGGACATGTAGGAGTGGAGCGCGGAAGCCAGTTCCTCGTTGGCCTGCGGGGCAGTGCCATCGTAGATATTGTCCGTACGTGACTGTCCGGGAGAAGTCTGGCGGTTGAAATCCATTGCATCCGGACGCACGAGTTCCCGGATGTCCTGCCAGTTGGAATCATAAACGGAACGTTCCGCTTTCAGTTCCTCGTATTCCTTGAGGATGGCTTTTGCTTTGGGATCGTCAATCATCTCGCTCCAAGCTTAAATGCGGCTGTCACCATCACAAACGAGATCACCATTGCCCAGTAAAAGTCAGGACTCATATCAGCCCCCCAGCAAAGTCTTGATCAGCGTGTCCGGCCTTTGCGCCTCACCGGAACCACCACCCAGAATGGTGGAGCTATAACCACGAGCCAAACGCTGTCGTTCGAGAATCTTGTTCTTGGCGACGTTCTCAGCCGCCTGCGTGGGCGCTGGTGGCGCTGGTGGCTTCACCTTGGGCACTCCACCACCGCCGCTGTGGCAGCGAGTCAGAAGATCCATTTTTGAAGGAATCATTGCAGAATCCTGTAACCCGACTCATCTCGTGGAATAATTGTCATTCCCAAAATTGAAGATGCCTTGAACCTGTCCTGTTCCAAAACTGAAAGCGGCTTGTAGGATTCGGAAATGAAGGTATTGAGCATCTTCATAACATCTGGCCCGCACTCGATTTTACTCGGTGGAATGCTTTCAGAACAAAACTCAAGCATCTCACTTCGGCTTTGGATGATGTCATCCAGTGTGCACGGCCTGCTGCTGGTTGCTGTAGCTGTTTCCATTTCTCAGAATCTTACGGACAACATGCTCGGTTCGGTAGCACTTATACGAACCTTTACGGTTAAAGGCCATGTAAGGCAACCAAAAAGGTAGGTGGCAAATTAGCTCCTCAAGATTTCCAGCAACATACTCCACCCACCAAGTGTCACCTTGCTCCTTAATCATGGCGAAGCAGGTTGGGGTCGAAAGAAGGTAGTGGCGGGACAAATACAGCCCAACTGTATCTGTGAACTCACTGCCGTAGAACTTCCTACAATAGTCAACTGGCCTCACACGTACTGGAAATTATCGACTGCCTTGTCCTGCGGTTTGTGATCTCCCCACTTGCTTCGCTTCTTTGTGTTCCACGCCATCACGCGGACGGCATCGCAGAAATGTGATGACCAGTCGTGGAGTGGTTTGTCCTTGTAGGCTTTCTCCGCATTCTCTCCCGTTGGCTGAAGCTTTATAGCGAGTGGTTCCTTGCGGTAGGTGCCGAGGGCTTCCAGTAGTCGCTCGCACTTTGCGCCGTCGAACCAAAGAGAAGGAAAGATGTTCCGCACCTGCTCAATTCCGTCTTCCACCCGTGCCGGTTGTGGTGTAACCCGGAAGCGGATTCCCAATTCTCTTGCCACATCCCAGACTGACTTTCCGCCAGCAGCGAGTTGCTTGATCTCGACATCCCACGGCCCGTAGTGTTCGCCATACGTGTAGCCTTTCTCCTTCAGGATTCTCGCGTAGTGCGGGATCGCCTCACCCGAGTTTGCGTAGCAATCAATGATGCGACGCTCAAACCCATACATCTGCTCAAACACAATCACCGTGAAATCTCCAAAGCCAATGTCCCAATAGGTGTTCACCGGCAGCTTGGGATCGTAGGGGATGGTGCAGATACGCCCATCCTCACGGGCCTTCTTCAATTCCTTCGCGTAGTAAGCGCCTTCAATCGCCTGATCGGCATCGTTGTAATACTCCTGCCGGATTAGTTCCTCGCTCATCCCCTCTTCGCGGTCCTGATCGATCTGTTCCTTGGTGACAGCGCCCGTGTCGTCAATCGTCTGGTTGAGGTAGAACCAGTTCTTGTTGCCTTCGGCCATCAGCTTCTCTGCTCGCTTGGCGGCTTTGTAGGCGTGATTCTTTCCACGGATAGTAGTGATGATGAAAAGCCAGCCCCTATTTTCCCGAAGGATGGGACGGATATAGTCCCACACCCGAGGGTCCATGAGTGCGTATTCGGACAAAACCACTCCGACAGGGTTTGTCCCGACGTGTCTGTCAATATCATCACCGCCGATAACTTGCCAGATTGATCCGTTGACCATGCGCACCCGCATTTCGTTTTCATGTTTGCTCTCGATTTGCTTGGGGTGGAAGTAATCCAGGAACTTCCGATTGTTCATCGTGTCGATGCCGTTCCACACGACAGCGCGGCCTTGTAGCGCGTAGGGAAGGACATGCCAGTAGGTGCCGAGACGCTGCTGGGAGGCGACAGAAGCAAGCTGTATCCCTAAGAGATCCTTTCCCCAACGGCGATGAGCTATAGCCACCGCCCGCTTCTCCTCGAAGTGTGGAACGAAATGGTTCCAGGTGGAAAGCTGGTAGGATCTCGGACTCCACGCGTAGGGCAGCTTAAGCTCCATCACCCACCTGCTTTGGAGGATCAACCAGCTTCAACGGCTCAACCGGCGCGGCGAAAGTCTGAATGACCCACGTAATCGTCTTGTCCTCGCTCGTCTTGTTCTCGGTGGCCTTGAGTTGCGGGAAAATGTATGGGGCGATGGATTTTGCGGCTTCCAACTTGAACTCTTTCTTCGCCGTCAGCAATCTCTCGCCATTCTCGTTGGTGACAAGTTGCCAGTCCTTCTCATATCCCTCGTAAGGTTCCTCACCATCCTTAAGCTTCAGGCAGCACTGAGCGGCTAGAATCATCTCTTCAATCGGGTTGTAGCGATACTTCAGGCATGTCTCTGTCGCGAGCAGGGCATCTATCGCGGGCATTCGCTTGGGCTTGGCCATGTGCGCAACGTGAAGGAAAACTTTCTGTTTGACAAGA